AACTCTGCTATATTTACTTGTAATGGGCTTTTTTTGAATTTTGCCCGTAATTTTCTGGCGACAGGTGGAGGTGGATATGCTGACACTAACCCTCCAGAAGCAGAATGGCTTTTCTGGATTGATTCTGATGTCCAGTTTTCTATAGACCAAATAGAACAAATGACCAAAATACCAAAAGATAAAAAATTTGTGAGTGGATGGTATAGATCTGATTACTCAGATACAGCGATGGTCGGCAAATGGGACGAAGATTTCTTCAGAGAGAACTTGCATATGCCTTTTACTTCAGTGAAGTGGTTGGACAAATTAGGAAAAGAAGAGCCAAATAAATTGGTAGAAGTAGATTGGTGTGGGTTCGGCTTCACAAGAGTGCATAGATCAATTTATGAGGAAATGGACTACCCATACTACCCTTTAAGAAAGGCTGATATTACCAATTGCAGAAATCCAAATGCAGAAGGAGAAAGGATAGATGTGCATGACTTGAGCTTCGAAGACGTTTCTTTTTGTAGAAATGTATACGATAAGCTCAAAATAAAACCTTTGGTAGTGCCAAAGTTGAGGGTCGGTCATTTAAAATCCTTTTTTGTATAATTTAGCATCGCAAGTCGTTTTCAGTGTAATAAAAAATAGATTAAAGTAATTTTTAACATATAATTTATTATGCCAGACACTGATACTCCCGAATTGACTTTGGGCGACCCCGTTCCACGCGATGAGCCTTTTATTGTCCCAGCTTCGCCAGAAGAAACTTACGATTCTATATGGGTTCGCAGCATTAACATTTATGCGCCTGACAGTGCAGAAGGAGACCCAACTGGTGGATCACTTTCTCTTGAGCTGCTCCCGTATGATGGAGTTGCCAAAAAAGTTTTGATTACCGCCGATAATGAGGGCGTAGAATACCTCAATGTCCCATCGCGAGAAAATGGACGCAAGCCTTTTTGGTCTTGTGTCGATGAAGTCCCCGAAGTAAAAGCCGCAATGGACGCTATCCTTGCCGCTATTCCAGCTTTGCAGACTTGGATTAATACTCCTGAGCCTCCTCCTGAGCCTCCTCCTGCCAATTAAGGCTCCCAAATAATAATTCACTTCATGCTCGAATCTCCTGAGATTGAGTAAATGTGAAAATTAGGAGTATTGCCTTCTTGAAAATCGTTCTTAAAGATTAAGCACGGAATTTTTTTCCCATCTACGACTATTTCTCCTGAGAGAAAACTCTTCCCTTCGTTGTTCTTCTTAATCCAAAGTGAGCCAATCTTATTTTTGCTCCAAGAGGATTTGTCCGATTTCTGAGAAGTTTTGTTCGATGAGGTCGAGGAAATTTGCTTTTGCATGATTAGGTAGTTTTTTGTATTGTCGCTTCAATCGACGATATACTCTTTTCGATACCTCGTCAACAGGATTACAGATTTTTCTTATCCGCCTTGCGGTCTTTTGGTTCATAGTTTAGCTATATAGGTTTCTGAGTCTTTGATAAAGCCCATTCTCTTGTAGAAACTGGCTACTTTTTGCGATTTTGGATGGGCCTCTACGCAGCTCATTGTTATATATTCAAATTCTTTTTCTTTAGCGAAGGATACAGCCTTACTCAAAAGCTTTCTTCCCACTCTTGGGTTGTCAGAAAGCCAAAGATACTCTGAAAATATCTCTTTGCCGAATTTTTCATTCTTGTTATTAACAAAAGCTATAACTGCGTCGAATTTATTGAATTCATTGAGATTACCCCAGATAAAAAAATCCCAAGCCAATATAGACTTATTACCGAAAGCATTATAGATATATTCTTTATTATGTTTAACCAATGCGTGACCATTCACTTCATTGTCCTCCTTAAAGAGAACATCCATGTCATCCAGTAGGACTTTGAATTCTTTAGGGTCTAGAATCCTTTTTATCATTAGCTAAGTACGGCGATAAGCTTCCTAGCCTCTTTTATTGGAATATCTGAGAATGAATCCCACGATGTAGCCTCTTCGTTTTTATACTTTTCGCTTCTCCACAAATCTCTGAGGACATCCTTACAATCATCGAAAGAATTGACTCCATGCTTATCTCTGAGAGTCTTCTCTAGGAGATCAGTAGGGGATGTGATCGTCGAAGCCGCAGAAGATGTGTCTATCTCTTGGACAGCACCCTTTGACTTGTCAATTTCATCAGCTCCTACGATGTGAATACCTAAGTAATTGCGGACACATCTAACAAAAGCCCTATTGCAAGCGATAGTCTCTAAAAATTTCGCACAGAAAGCGTCTGTATTAGCTAATGTAGCATTCGCCACATCTGTATAAGTAGTCATAGATGACTCATAATTACCGTCCCATTCAATCGTACATTTAGCTGTGACATAACCGTCTGAGGTATTATCTATATCAAAATCTACAGAACTGTAGCCTCTCATCTTAGCGATCTCCTTAATGCCTCCAAGCATAATCAATAATTGCTTGTCTTCCAGACCCTCAGTGGAAGGGGGAGTGGGCATATTGCGAATATCAAACCAGCCTTTGTTTGCATAAAGGAACTCATCCTTGATCATTGCCCTCCAATCAACAGAACCATCCTCGTTAAACGCATATTCTGCGTTACTTAATAAGCCATCCTGATTACGCTTGTAAACATCTGGCCCGTAGAATTTCTTTGCTGCTTTCTTTTTTGTCGTTTTAGTCTCGCTCATAAATATAGAAATGTTTGGATTCCCTCCAATATTCAGGAGTATCTAGCACTTTATTGCTCGCGTCAAGACTTTTTTTCCAATGAGCGTAACTTAAATACTCTTTCCCGCCCTCTATAAGCCTCAGAGAGGACATGAATCTAGAATCGTCGCCTAGTTTGCAAGGAGCCTTCTGAGGCTCTCCATACGGGATTACAGGGGTATCAAAATACTTATTCCTCAGAGCATTAAGGTCATTTTCATTCTTAACGATCATAGTCAGATCTATATTCAGCTTCTTTAAGACCGCAAAGTAACTCGCTGGTATGGTATCCCAACTAGAATCAATAAACAAAAAGAATCTGTTGATGTTGCCAGCCACCTTCTGTAGACCGTTGGGCTGGATTAGAGAGTCCGCCGTAATAGAGACTTTGTAATTAGAGCAATACTGCAAAAAAGGAACTTCATCGCACCCATAATCAGCTCTAACCATAACCTCTTGGTCTTGAGGTATCTTCAAAGGGACGAAAGATGTGGGAATGACCTCCACCATAGATTTAGAAAATAACTCTCCAATGTTTTTAGTGACAAATTTTATAGACTCTTTTTCGATATCCAAGAAATCAAGAACCTTCTGCGCGATAATCTCTGGTTTGATTGTATCAATCTGCCTATTAGGATCTTCCGCTGCAAAGCAGGGCTTCTTATTCCACTTAGGCTCTATACTTTTGTTTATAGTAGACTTAGAAAAGAAAGGTTTTACATTAGCTGGAAAAGCGTTTCCATAAATAGTGACGGTAGGTATTTTTTTATTACTAGCTACTTGGGCTAAAGCTCCATCACATCCCAGATGCACTAGAGATTTAGACAAAATAAAAGTTTGCTGCTTAAATGACACGCTCAAAGCCATATCTGTCCCTTCTATTTTTTTATCCCCGCCCATTTGGATAACCTTAATACCAGACCTATCTAGAAAAGGCTTCAGGAGGCTAAGGACTATATCGTAATGCGAATATGTTTTTGCCGAGACACCCGCTTGATTTAAGGTAATATACTTATTCGGGATGATCGGAAAAAAATGATCATTAACTACAGGCTCAGAGATTTTAACCCCCAAGTTTTTGGCATACTCTTCTATTAAATGGGACATTTACTTTAATGCGAATTGATGTTTGTCGGCTCCATTATGCAGATAGCACAATGACTTTTGTGTGGTTGCATGTGGGTAAAATACCATATCAAAATACCCCTTATGATCATTACAGCCTTCCATAAGTAATTGGTTTTCTATAGGGGGGTTATATGGCATCAGTTTGTAAACTGCAGGATTATCATCTATATAAGGATAATACTGAGGGTTAGTGAAAACGTATAAATCATGTTTTTTATACTGAGATTTAAAATTCTTTAGCAGAGAATTAACAAGCAAGACATCCACTTCACTTTGAGGTATCACTATAGCGATCTTCTTAGCGCTACCCTCTTTAGCCAAAAGGCTCTCCATGCTGGGAATTTGTGATTTCTGTTTTTCCCTAACAGCAATATGTTTAAAATAGTTTATTACCTCTTGGTGACTTTGTCCCTGTTGCAACTTGGTCATCCAATGTTTAAACCCTTGAGAGTTCTGATCTACATCGTCCTTTAAGATATTCTTATAAAGATCTACAATGAATTCTTGGTTAGAAGTAAAATTGCCTGTTGGCTGATAGTCAGGATTAAACTGCATATGAGAAGTCTCATAATCATATTCTACAGGCGGCATTTCGTCTATGATGTCCTCCAGCCTTTTCCCTATTACCTCAATACTGAAATTGTCCACAGTCCATTCTCTAGACAATTTCCCCAAATCATCCCGCTCTTCCTTTCCCATAGAATAAACTTTGGCGAGTTGAGACGATATACTTTCAGGTAAAGTAGAAGCTTTGATGAATTGAGTCCCAGGTTCTCTATATTCCGTCCAATCCAATGGTAAGCCCCCAGATTCTTCTGTGCAACAGTCTTCGCCGCAAGAATAATTTGTAACTAACGTTATAAGTTCAGCCAGTTTAGCTTCTTGGATTGGTATCTCTTGCCCTCCACTCGTAAAGGGGTGGCAATATACGTCCATAAGATTGTAGACTTCATTTAACTGGGAATCAGTTACTCCTCTACCAGTATTAGTAGTGCTTACAGACTTCTCTGTTCCACAAGAAGAACATTTCTGCTCTTGTCCCCTAAATGGAGCAATGTGGTATACGCCGCACTTATTACAAATATAAGTAGTTAAGATATCTGAGTGGTCGATACTTTTTTCTTTTAAGAGCCTTTGGATATCCCAGCCTTCAGACCAGTGTGTGTGTAGTAGTAATTTAACTTTTGATGTCGGATGCTCTTCTTTAAACTTTTTAAAACCTTCTAGGATATTAGGAACGCTTTTTCTTAGCTGATTCCTAAAAACAAAACCAATAATAAACTCATCACTAAGCCCATTATTTCTCCTCAGAGCGTCTCGCTTATCGTCGCTTAACTTGTGGAAGTTGTTTTTGTCTAGCGATCCTCGTAGGGTCTTGACGTTATCATACCCTAACTCATGCATCGCTTTTTCCGCGAAAGAAGCCCAAACATAATAATTCTTTATTTTAGGAGCATACTCAATAGCTTGAGGTAAAATAGGTAGACTATCTAGAGTAGTCCAAATCATTGTGTTTACTTTATTCCACCAAGGCTTTGTGTGGTAACCATTGAAGGCCCATATATCCTCCATGCCAATGTAAACATCAGGCTTGAACTCTTTAATAGCTCTATCTACTAATTTTGATCCATACCCTTGCTCTCTTTGCTGTTCAGGTGTTAACCCCTGCATCTCTTGAGGCTTAGGTAAGCTGCCCCTACAAGTCCAAGGAAGCAGTTTCGTGCTAGGAGCCTCCCACTCTACGCCGTTAGCTAACTCAATAAGATTATATTTGCCTGTATCGTATAGATACCGCATAATATTCTTTTTGTTTTTCCCAAAGCCAGTAAAAGCTCTAGTAAAATTAGAATGAATTAATACAGTTTTTTTCTTCATGCGCGAGCAGCATTAGCTTTCCTTTTATCGATGTTGTTCTGCAGTCTGAAAGCATACAATTCCTGTAAGAAGAATTTACAAAACTCTAAGAGCATATACCCTTCAGACATTTCTACGCCAATGCCAAATTTATTGGCAGAATTCCTTGTGACACCAAAAGAGAATGCTGGAGTGCCGTCTTTTTTCTGGTAAGGCTTAAATGAAATAGAAGTTTTATTATCTTCATAAGAGTGAAAGGCTGAAAATTCAGTATACTTTTCTATAGCATGGATAAATCCACCCACTTCTATTTCGTTTAGTTTAATTGAAATAGATTTTTCAGGGTTTTTAGCATTCTCTGAAAAAGACCCACTTCTTGTTTTGTCATTCCAAGAAAATTGTTTTACAGCCCTGATATAAACACACGGCTCTTGGTTTTTATTATTAACTCCGATATCGAAACTAAAAGCGCACCCAGTGTTTCTAGAATTCGGCTTGTAATACTGAACAATCATGTAGAATCTTAAGTGGTAAGAGCTTTTTTTCTACATCTAATACTTAAGCTTTTACGCCAAAGATAGGTTCGCATATTGTTTTCATAATAAAACCCTTGTTTTCTTCGAACATTTTTATTTTACAAAAACGCTCATAACAATGAGAGAAGGTATTAGCTATACTCAAGATGTTATTGTATCTATAAGAATCATAGACGTAAACCTCTTTTATGTATTCTGTGATTAAAATTAAGAGTTTTTTTCTGAGCTGTATCTCGTATAAAGATTTAAAAAGAGTTCTGTCTTCTACTACCCCACCTCTCTGGCAAAAAGTAGATAACAAAGAATATTGAGGGTCTTTCGGTAAACCTACATCTAATATAATATCAATAAAATCAATATAAGGATGCCCCATAAACACATCTTTAAAATCATCAAAGTAAAAATTCCTTCCATCTGTAAAAATGTTGTCTACAGATAATCCTCCGTGGCATTTATATTTATAAGGAAGAACAAATTCTTGAGATAGCTTTCTTATTTCTTCCGATAAACCAGAGACAAAGCCCTTACACAAATCATAGTCGGTGTAACCCTTTAACGCTTCTATAGACTCTTCAGGTAAATACGAGGCTGGGTCAACATTTTTTAAAAACTTATCTAGAGATGTCTTATAGGTAGTTCTGACACCTTTCGTTTTTTGGAAAACAAAATAAGAATCAACAAACGATTCAAAATCGCCTAATAACGAAGACCTCCCATACTCGCCCAAGCTCTCGTAAGGAGGGACTTCCACCAATAAATATGTTATTTCATCTCCTATTTTAACTATTCCATATTCTATAGAAACAGGTGTAGACGAAGACTTCGAATTCTTTGTCATGGTATATTCTTTTTTTAGAACCTGTTGAGAATCATCTAGAGAAATTTTTAATTTAAAAGTTTTTTTGTTATCATCTTTAATAATAAATACATCGTAATAGTCTTTTATATCGCCTACTGAGATATTCGAGATCCCTAAGTTAGGTTTTATTTTTTTAATAACCTCTAAAGCAAAAGACTTATCTTGATCTTGGTTTTGGGTCTGTGGGAAAGTATAGACTTTCCCTTTGAATAAAGAGGACAGTTTCACAGCTTATAATAAAAGAACCCCTCCCTTTTTCAAGGGAGAGGCTCTAAGTATGAATCGACAACAATTATATCGTCTTTTTTATCAGCTTGGTTTAAAAAACCACACCAAAATTCTTTTCAGCAATACGGACTCCGCAGATACTCGTCTTTGCTAATTTACGACTAGAACTTGCGTTACAATCATAAACATTAATATAGTGATTCGTCTCAGACCTCAATTGGACATTCAGCGATTCTCCTTTAGCGGTATACAAACCGAAGAAACGCCCTTTAGAATTCTGAATTGCTTTGATTACCCGTAGGTTTACTTTATCCACGCTTAATTCTATACGAATTTTAATGATTTGTCAACTATATTTATGGATATATTTTCAATATCCCTGTTTTTTATAATGAAGTTAGATATTGGGACTTGGACTAGTGATTTTACTACGTTTTTTATTTGCCTAGCATGATTTTTATCATTTTTAATTTTATTAAATATTAGAGTTTCTAGGTTCTTTTTAAAGATCATCTTCACGCCACGACCTTCGAGCCTATTCTTGATCTCATTTAGCTCTTTTCTAATGATCTGTTTTAACTCATTCTCCCCAAGCTCATTGAATATAATAACTTCATCGACTCTAGCTAAAAGCTCTGGCCTAAAGTGTTTTTTCACTGAATCAGTATAAATCTCTTTTTCGTTTTGCTCAGTAGGGGCGAAGCCCATGCTGTTTTTTGATTTTTCTTTGTGACCTATATTAGAAGTCATTATAATAACCGTATTAGTAAAATCGATATTCCTATTCAAATTGTCTGTAGCATAGCCTTCATCTAGTATATGCAATAGGACATCTAAGACTTTAGGTTCGCACTTCTCGACCTCATCAAACAGAATAACACAGTTTGGATTATCCCTCACAAACTCCGTTAACAACCCACCTTCATCATAGCCAACATAACCAGCGTTAGCTCCTATGAGTTTAGATATTGATGTTTTATCTTGGTATTCACTCATGTTTAATTGCAGGATTGATTTTTCGTTACCGAAGAAATGCTCAGCAATCTTTTTTGCTGTATAGGTTTTTCCCACGCTAGTAGCCCCTACAAAAAGTAAATTGCTCAAGGGTTTTTTGGGATCATTTAACCCCGCTTTAGAACATGATAGAGTGTTATTTATGATTTCTATATTTTTTGTTTGACCAAAGACTTCACTATTCATTTTCTTAGAGAAGCTGATAAAGGAAGAATCTTTTTCGCTCATAGCTTTAGGAGATAGACCTGTTTTCTCTTGAAAAATAGCTAAAATATCTTTTTGTCGAATTTTTTGTTTACGCCCTCTATTCTGTTGGCAGCGAGAAATAGATTGGAGGTATTCTTTTAACAAAGATGTGAATTTTGCTTCATTAAACTCTTCATCATCATTTTCTGTCATAAAATTATGAAAAGAAGACCTAACGTTTTTTACATCATCTGGAGTCTTGCTATATTTAATTCTAGTTCTGGCTCCTAATTGATCAATTATATCAAATGCTTTGTCTGGAAATTTTCTATTACTTAAATATTTTTCACTAAAGTCTATAATCGTATTAATATTAGCTTCTGAATAATTTACATTGTGGAATTTTTCATAAAAAGAAATTGTTTTCATTACAATATCTTTCGTCTCGTCCTTAGATGGCTCTTCTACTTGTATTTTATCAAACCGCCGTTTCATCGCGGTATCCTTTTCAAAGTATTTTTTATACTCTTGAGTTGTTGTGGCTCCTATACATTTTATATCGCCCCTAGCTAGAGCTGGCTTGAGCATATTAGAAGCATCCACAGCCCCTTGAGAATTACCAGCTCCTATAATTGTATGAATCTCATCAAAAAATAATATTATGTGAGGATTATTTTCAGCTTCAGATATTAGAGCTTTAAATTTTTCTTCGAACTCTCCTCTATATTTAGAGCCAGCCACCATAGCACTTATGTCTACAGAACAGATCTGCATTAAAGACATATGCGTAGGGACTTCTTGAGAAACTATCTGTTGAGCGAGACCTTCAGCTATAGCCGTCTTACCCACGCCAGCGTCTCCTACTAATATCGCATTACTTTTGTTCTTCTTAGAGAGTATTTCGACTAATTGATTTATCTCTCTATCTCTACCTGAGATAATAGAACCCCTCTTCGATCTAAACTCTTCGTTTAAATTAATACAATATTTAGATATCTCAGGCAATGGCTCCTCAAGCTCTTTATCGTTTATAAAGTCTTCCGCTTGTTGATCAAAAGAATGCATCATCCTCCCAAGAGAAATGTCTTCTGAAAGATAATCTTCTAGCAACTCTTTAAGTAACGCTACATTAATACCGTTCTCAGCTAAAAACTTTATAAATATATTGTCTTCGTCTAAAATGACATAAAGGACATGCTCTACTCCTATAAAATAACTATCAAATATGTCCGAAAAGTCTTTGGCGGAGCGTATTGTCTGGTTGACATCTTCATGCCAGCCGCCTTGTCCTTTTTTGCTTGAAAAATAGTCTTTATTTTGATTTGCATATTTTTTAAAGATATCTTTAAAAAGTTCTGTATTAAAATCTATATCATAAGCTAATAATCTTAAAGAACAACTATCCGAGAGATTTGATAAACAACCATATACCAAGTGCGCTGTTGTTACTAAATCGTGGCTATTATCCTTAGCGAACTTCTTGGAATCTTTTAATCCCTTTTTTGCTTTAGGAGTGAGGTTGAAATCGGCTAAACCCATCATAATCATTTACACTATTTAAGTTCAGATAGCTTCATGTAGATTTTATCCTTTAAAGGAACTATCTTATCGAGAAAAACAATGTCATCGCCTTTTGTCCCAAAGACAATCACGACATCTCCTTTTTTAGGGAGTTTTTCACCAGAATCTAAAAAGTCAGTAAGCCTAGCCTCTCTTTCTCCGTCGAGGAACAATCCCTCCAATATCCCACTTTCATCCTGCATAGTCAATTTCGCGTAATCATTACCATTTCTGCTTTTCCTTTTCATTATATCTGTTAAGGAACCTACGAATTTAATTTTGTCTCTAGGGTTAAGATCTTTTATGGAATCAGCAGAATAAAAATCATCACCATAACTAAATATGTCTCGAATATTGTAAGAGTAACTGTAGCCTAAAAGTTTTTCTTCAAAATACCAATTAGCATACTTAATATGCTCTTTGTTCATTTCGTAGATTTCCTTATATGGTTTATACTTTTTCTTAAATGTCTCAAACCTCTTTTCTGCAAATAGCTTTCTATTGTCATCTCCGACCATATCTTTTTTCTTAACATCATGGATGGATGTTATAATATCGTAATCATAATCTGCACCCATTGCAACTAAATTTCTTTTTTCTCTATCAGTTAAGATATTGAATGTCTGAGCCTCTAGGACTAATCTTGGCCTAGTGTGTTTAACAAAAGAATCTAAAAGACCTGCTTGAGCTAAGGCTGATAAAGTTCCGATATTTAAGCCAGCCTGTTTCGCTGCCAAGAAAACTTCATATTTATTAGAGAAAGAATCCTCTCTAAATTCTAATAAAGATTCTAACACCTTAGTCGATACTCCTTTAATAGAGTTTAATCCATACCTAATGTTTTTGCCTTCGATCTTAAAATCAATATCTGATTTATTTAAGTCGGGCTGTAGCAATTCAATATCAAAATGAGAAAGCTCTTGGGATATCCTCGCTATTTCTTCATGAGAATTAGGTTCAAACTTTGCATATTTTAGAAGGCTTAGAAAAAACTCTTGTGGATAATTGAATTTTAAATATATCGTTATAGCTGATAAGTAAGCATAACTAATGGAGTGGGACTTGTTGAAAGAGTAATTAGCAGAATCTTCAGCGACTTTCCACAATACTCCAGCTATCTCAGGGTCCAATTTGTTTTCTTTAATCTTTTCATCGATCTTAGCCTTCCACTCAGGCATTTTATCGATTTTCTTTTTCCCGACTATACGCCTTAACTGCTCAGACTCGTCCAAACTAAACCCGACTTTTACAGCCATTTTCATCAACTGCTCTTGGTAAAGAGGGATACCCCCAGTATAACTAAGGATATCATCGAAATATTCATGAACAGATTGGAAGTCTCCAGTCCTGACATAGGTAGCATAAGAATCTTTGAAGTCTAAAGCTCCAGGTCTTGCTATAGCGACCACCGCTGATAATTGCTCTAAGTTCTGAGGAGAAATTAATTTACAGACTTTAAAGTTCGTATCAGCTTCGATCTGGAATAGACCTTGAGGAGATCTTAAACAAGCTAAAGCAGCATAAATTGTCGGGTCATGAGGGTCTATGTCAGCCGCATTTACCCCAATTCGTCCACAGACATCATGGACTACTGATAAAGTCCTTAGACCCAAGATATCGAACTTCACACTCAAGCTTGAGACATCGTTCATATCGTAAGCAGAGATTAATGAACCGTCATTAGTTACTTGCAGCGGCATTATGTCTTCCAATTCATAAAAAGAAATTGATATGCCAGATGGATGAACTCCAGTGTTTTTATTTAACCCCTGCAACTTTTTAGCTATCTGGTAAACCTTGGGGTATTTATCTGCATGAGATCGGAAGGTCTCATCCTCTTCATAAGCCACCTCAAGTTTAGCTACGATCCCAAAGTGTTTTGGGATTGTATCGCTAATTTGATTGACTTCTATTTCGGATAACTCCGCGACTATCTTGCCACACTCTTTCATGCAGAGTTTACCGCTTAAAGTATTCAAGGTTAATATCTTAGAACTCTTACCTTTATATTTTTCTTCAATATATTTAATGACCTCTGCCCTCCGATCATAAGAGATATCGTTATCGACATCGGCCAAGAGGCTACCGTCAAGAAAAGTCTCCCCTTCATGTTCTATCTTTCTGGCTCTGCTTTTTGAAACAAATCTTTCGAAGAATAAACCGTATTCTATAGGGTCTATGTGGGTCACCCCAATTACAAATAATACTAAAGAACCTGCAGCACTACCGCGACCAGCCCCAGTAGGAATATCGTTCTCGACACAAAAATTAATTATGTCCCAGTTCAGAAGGATATAATCGACAAACCCTAAATCTTCAAAAATAACAAGCTCTTCTTTTAATCTATCATAATAGACTTGAGCATTATCTAGCTTATCAATGCCTTTTTGCTGTAAGCGCTTGAAGCATAGCTTTCTTAAAAACTGGTAATTATCTTCAGATTCTCCACATGAGACTTCTTCATAATGTTTCTTTTCGATTTTAATCTCTGGGAGTTTTACTCCTACTGGGAAAGGCGTTTTATATCCTGTGTATTTTGATAAACTCATATTTCTAGTTCAAAAAGTTGCTTGCGGAAAACTTTAAAATTCATCTCGATGTCATAAAGGGCATCATGCAACCGTTTAGTATCGTGGTCGATACTGTATTTCTTAAGCAAATAAGCTTGGGAAGTCTTCAATCCGCGCTCTCTATGATTTAGAAGTCTATACTGCCAACTAATAAAATCCTCTTTATTAACTGGGATCTCTTTTGCTATGGCGACAGCTAGGGATCTTGTGTCAATGATCCTTTCTACATAGGAGTAATCGCTCCCTAAATTCATTAGTTTACGCCAAATATTGACCATGTAGACATCAAAGCCTAATAAATTCTGACCAACCACAAAAGTGTCTTTATCATACAGGTGTTTTGAAAACTTCTCCCAAACTCCGCGAGGGTTCTCTTTCCTTTTGTTATACTCCTTCATGGTGAAGCCCGTAATTCTAGCAGCTCCCTCTGAAACGTTTAAATCAGGCCAATCCAAAAACATGTCATGCTTTTCTAAGATTTCGCCACCTTCCACTATTAACCAAGCAATCTGCCAAGGTCTTGAGGTAATTAAGTTCAACCCTTCAGTCTCCGTATCAAAGACTAGATATTTTTGTTTTTTATTAAACCTTAGTAATGATTCATTCATTTGTGACCTCCTTCTTATTTAAGTATGACTCGAAACTGAACTCTTGGCTACCAAAATGATTTAAATTCGGACTACTTAGAGTAGCGGCTTTACCAAAATTCCTATTGCATAATATCTTGTAAGTCTGTAGAGCTTCTACGTCCTCTCTATTTTTGTAAAGAATACTTTTTACATCTTTGTGTTTAGATCCCATATTAGATGCAAACTTTTTGACTTTAGCCGTTACGAGATGATCGAAAGGTAGCCCATTCTCCTCTGTCCAGAAGATAGGCGTAATTTTAGAAAAGTCAGGGACGCACTTCTTCAAGTGGAGTCCGTTATTGTAAATAAAAGAATCATAGAATGGGATAACTAAATCGACACTGTCATTCCATACAGAGTTGAGGAAATTAAAATCTACTTTACCTTTGTGCTGAGTATGAGCAAAAGAATAAATCTTATATAGGAGGCGGCATCCATCATCGTTGTTCGCAAAAATAACAATCTTATGATCAGAGTTATCATCCTCATTGACATCATTACAGCATGTGATTCTGATCCCAAAAATTAGATTCATCTCACGCTCTTTGCATCTATTGTGAGCAGTCACAAAACCCGTCATAGAGTCTTCGACTAATACCAAATTTTTAATTTTATGCTCTTCGCATATAGAAAAGATGCTGTCTGGACCGCCGTCCTTTTCTACATCGTCTAAGGTTAAAATGCTCTTCCCTATAGAGAAAGTAGACTTGAATACTGGGACCATGCCCAACTATACGAGTCCAACCACTAGAGTCAAGAGGAATGTGCTGGGCAACCCTTATAATATTTGATTTCGTATGTCCCGCCATCGGGGACAGACTCCTCAGAAAAATCTTCTTCAAAATAACATTTTACCGTTTTCCCTTCTGAATTATAGACTTTATAATAAAAGAAATCAAACTTCATAGAGCAATGCCATTTAGGAGTCCCATCTTTTTTAAGCTCTCCTTTCTTAGTCGCGAAACCACAAAGCAGCTTCCCGCTAAATGAACCGTCTGAAGGGAAACCTTTACGAGCGGCAAAATTACGTTTTGCATCTCGCTCTGTAAAATTGTCTAGGTATTTTTGAATTTCAGTGAGCTGCAATTCAAACCCTACTAACTCATCAGAGTCAAGAGGTTCCATTCGAACTATTCCTGTCTTTTTTGCTTTTAGATCCAAGTCAAACTTTAAGAAAAGAAACTCGCTAGTCCTATTAGCGTAATCTGGGAACAAATCCCTTACCGCTAGACTATACATTAGATCTTGCAAGTTATCTGTATGATCTTTGCCTTTAAATACGTCCTTACTAGTTTTAAAATCTCTGATTAACGCAAACTTTTGGTCTTTATAAAGAAATAATTTATCTATAAAACCCCTAATCCTGTAGCTGACCTTTCCGTCATTCTTGATTATGTCGAAATCTTTCTCTGAATATTCTTCGGTCGGATCAGAAAGATCCCCTCCAAAGAAATCATATGAGAGACCATTAAAGATCATCTCTTTCATCATTTGGATATTCTCCGAATCATCTACACCCTCTTTCTCCGCGTGTTTAAAAATTAAGCGTTTAATAGAAGGAATAGAGAAAACATCTTGAGTTTCAATAATCTTATCAAAATAGACTTTCCTTTTAGGGACACCTAAAACCTCGAAAATCAAGTGACATATAGAGCCTCTTCTAGCTCCGTCATTACTTTTTTCGGGGAGACCCAACTTATACTTGGACCAATAAAGCCAAGAACAAGATTGAGCTGTTTTAATTCTACTCGCTGATAACGGAGATTGAGGTTCAGTCATTACTTAGTAGTGAGGCTGTTTTAAATTCTTTTTTTGTAAAAAATGATGGATTATTCTCAACAAAATTACAAATGTATCTCAATTGAGCATCTTGATCCACTGGCTTTTTTAACCAGTATTTCTTGATGTCACAGTTATCTAAATGTGCATCACCAAAATCATTATAAGACTTAGGTGGGAATTTTACACTTAAACTACCTAAGTCGAAGTATCCCGATAATTTAATATAGCTTTTGACTGCCGCGATAAGCCCTCTATTTTCCCGACTAGCCGAATCATTATTTGTAGAAATGCATATATCGACAACAGACCTGCCGCTAAGATAATTGATAATGTTAGTGTTAACAGATAAACCAAAAAGGACCAAAACGTTTTTAATACCGTGTTCATAAAGCGCCAATGCATCTCCTATACTTTCTACTAAGATTACCTGTTTTTTCAATTCTATTTCTTTATCGACCTCTGTCTCGCTATTAAAAGCTGGATAAACCCAACTATTTCTCTTACCAATATGTTTCCATTTAGGGTAATCATTATTATCATCCACCTTTCTTCCTGAGAATCCAATTATTTGGTTATGCTCATTGTAAACAGGAAAGACCATCCTCCTATACATTTGACCAACCCCAGCCAGCCCTACTTGGAAAGATTTTTGAGTCTTCTCTGAAATGTCTTTTTTGTTATAAAAATTGTAATTTGGGAACAACTTATCTAAGCATGATTCTGGATATATCTTTTCCATTTGAATTTTTTCATTAGGTTGGTAAACAGACACTGTGTCTGTATATGAATTCTGTAGAATAGACTCTGTTTCTTTTTTGTCTTTTGTAGTTAAGTCTATAAGAGCCTCAAAAGGTTTGCTGCCCCTATTCTCTACAAAATCCATCCATACTCCAGTATTCTTGTAAATTTTTAATGCAGTTTTATTATCTCCATCTCTGTATAAAGCTTGCGCTCTCCAATGATCTCCACAGTCAATTAGAGTATAGCCTATCGACTCTAGAATCCCTTGAAAGTCTTCAGAATTGATCGAAGTCTGGGATTTCTTCTTGGTGTTCATTTGTATCTAATTCCTCTTCTCCGTTCAATGCTCTAGCTATATCTCTTAAATCGCCTCTCTCTGTAATATTAAAATTATTAAAATTTAGATTAATAGCATTCTTTCTCAAGGTATCACCGATACTTACAGGTTCTATCGCACCTGCTATATCCTGACCAAGATGTCGCGCTTTTACATTGATGAGCTTATGACTACCAAACCGCTCCCCTTCACTCTCTACTTCATCTCCCGTCTTACTCCTCAAGATAAACATGTGAGAACAAAACTGAGTAATCCTGTCAGATAAAGAAACAATAGATTCATCATCTACTACATTTTGAGAGTTTCTGTTATTAGTGATGCCATATCTGTTTGATTGCACAGAAGTAATCATCGGTATCACTGGGTTACCTTCGTGCAAGATCTCTTTTTGGACGCACTTTTTAAACTTATCGACCATTTCTCCAACAACTTGCCACTCAGACTTATTGCCTCCGCTTTCAGAAGTCGTCTTAATGTAATCAAAAGAAAAGACCATTTGGTTTCCTCTACCAACCTTTGCGTAGTAGAATCTTTTTAAAGTGTTAACCATCGAATCGACATCCATCCCGCCCACATTGTAGTAATAAAATTTTAATTTACTTATTTTTGGCCAAACAGCCCTGACTTTTTCTACTACGTCCTCACCCGCGTTTCGCCATTTACCACTTTCCAATAAGTGCATGGAGACTCCTGATAAAGCAGCACATTGGCGCATGATCAATTCCTCTTTACTCATCTCACCGTTATCAAAGTGCAAAACTGGGACATTATATTTGAGACTAACCTTGGTAGAATAATCCATGCAGAATTGAGTCTTTCCTACTCCAGATCGAGCGACAATCACAGTGATGTTACCTGCTCTCAATAATGAGCCATAGATCTCATTAATCTTTTCATGCGGACCCATCATGCCAAACTCAGTGACTGGATTGTTGCCCCTCTCCTCTACTAGAGCCTCCATCTCCTCGTAGATGTTTTCTGGCGTATCATTGCCTATCTCATAGAGGTTTATACGAGAATTATACACATTGTCAGCTAGCTCTATGATCTCCCTGTAAGAGGATTCTGGAGCGATATTTTTCATTTTCCTAGCTATCTCCTGAGAAGACTCAAGAATCTCCCTTCGTATGGTATACTTCTTTAACTCTTTCGCCGTCTTTAAGATGTTGCCTTCTGGGACTTTTCTAAGAGACAAAGACTTTATGTAATCTGAAGGATTTAAATTATCTTCGAATGACAACCCGATATCGTTAACTCTTTGGGCTATAATAACTTCATCGATCTCATCTCCAGAATCGATGGCTTGTCTGATGATTCGAAAGATAGCGGAATGCAGAGAGCTTTGCTTGGAATAAAAATCTGAGTTACTTATAAAGTTAGATATCTCAGCTAGACGCTCAGGATCTTTAAGCAAACCAGCTAACAGCTGTTTTTCTAATTCAAAATTGTATATCATCTTCTAGAGTTCTTCTTCTTGAGTTGATTCTTTAGAGGGGCGCTCTAAATGAGATTCTAAAGCTTTTGTTAAGGCAAATTCCGTCATGCTGCAATCAAATTTGCAATAAACCAAAGGCTTACCATTCTCTGAAGAGACCGCCATTATTACCCCTTTATACTTGTCTGCGCCTCCCGATAACTCATAAATCTTCTCCACCATTTCCATAGGGATACAAAACTCAGGGTCTTCACTGCCATCTGGTAAATTCATAAATAAATATCTTGGTTGTTGAATACGGAAGCTTGTATTTCATCTTTAGGATAAATCTCTGCTAGTTGAATTCCGTTCACTTTACAGAAATCAAACTTTTGCATATCCCTCTTTAATTGCTCCGCATACTTAAATCGGTTCTTGTGGAAAAATTTTATAAACTTTGTGTGTTGAGCGCCTTGGACTTCCACAGCTATTTTTTTATTAGCATTATAGAAGTCTAGAGACAATCTACTACCTACCACCCTGAACTCTTCGAAGACTATATCGTTTTTCCAATAATCGTAAAGGAAAATCTTAACCGAAGTTTGAAATTTACTGCGGCTTGGTTTCTCCCAATCGATTAAATATTTTTTAGCGTTCTTGAGGTTCCTTTCTTTGCCGTTCGCATCCAAGAACTTCATGCTCCAACGGCTGCGACTTGCTCTCTAAAATACTTAATTAGGAATGAACTAAGATCTTTGTCTTCCTCGATATGTTTAAATAATTTAGCTTCACCCTGAAACTTTTCTGGAAAGGTAAGATCTTGAGTAGCTAGAAGCTCCATGAAATCATCAGTGGTTTTTAGCCATGCACCCGCTTTAGTGATGAACTCCCAACCATACAGCATGTCAATGATTTCTTTTTCTACCCAAATAGAATTCCCGCCAGTCCTCCCATAACGAATTGGATATGGGATCGTTGTGTTAGTATTCTCGTTCGCTGATTTTTTAATCGTGACTTTTGCTATATGACCGATGATGGGATTCTTCTTCGGGTCGATAGTCTTAACGGCTGGGTTTTTCAAGATTAGATCACCTTTAAACCTCGCTTCAAACTCTAAAATATTATTAGCAAAGTGCAATAACGCATTCCCCCCTGTAGCTGTAGTTTGTCGAATCGGGGCTTTTGAATAAGGGTCTATTTTAATATCAGCCCTAACTTGACTAATAAAAATAGCCATATGCCCACGCTTTCCTAGAGCTACGCTGGTTTTTTTGCAGAAGTCGGAAGCTATCAATGCACCTCCTGCGACTTTATTGGCATCATCAAAACTTTTGGCATTATCATCGCGCTTAATCAAACCGTCAACCGAATCGACAATAAAACAATATAGATTTTTCTCTTCATTATTAGTAATAAGCTCTTTAATTAAACTCATCGCTGATTCGTAGATATTGCTTTCGTAAACAAAACAAGTCCCCTCTTCCCATTTATCCTGATTAACAAAATTAACACCGCTCCTCTTCTGCATCTCAGGACTCAATCTGCCTTCAGCCTTAATATAAACCCCTCTAGCTTTTGGAATAGTCTTTAGAAAGTTTTTCATAACTTCCAGAGACTCTGATGTCTTGCCCCCCTCGTTGATTCCTGTGAAACGATGTAACCCAGGTCCGAATCCACCACCAAGATGCATATCGAATTGAAGTGAGCCACTGGAGACCTTATACTCTATAGTCTCTTCGAAGTTGTAATGGTCGCTCTTGTTTGCCTTAAGAAAATTATTAAGGATGCCTGATGGATTTATAGTATCACTCATTTAAAAAGTCTTTTATTGTTTTCTTTGCGCGGGACACATCACCATCTGGCCCCACTTTATCACCTATATCATAAGCCTCATACTTAGATAAGTCAACTGTAAAATTAAAAGCTCTGAATTTTTCAGCAAGAGTTCCTTTTAACTTGTCACTGACTAGGTAAGCTAACGAATCGAACTTCTTTCCGAAGGAGACGATAGACATAAATTCCTGAGAGTAACGATCACACAAATCGTTAAGCATCTTCATCTCTCTCGCGAAAAAGACTCTCCTCCCCTTATCGGGGACTTCGATTAATCGGAAGATTATCTCCCTCTTGTTAAGAGG